GTCCCTCATCTGGCATCATCAAAGATAAGACACGCTGAGTATCATAAACGCGCGGAATCATTTGATTAACGATTTTACCTCCGGCTGTGATAGCTCGGTTAATAGAGTTGAATGCAACATAAGTAGGATATGAGCCTTGTCGTGTGCGTGCATCTATAGCCGCGCCTGATATCTCATTGCCCTCTTGCCCTAATCGTGAGGGATACATGCCAGTTGATGTGTACATATCTTCAATAGCGCGCTGGTATTGATTGATTAAGCTCATAGGCAGCTCAGGTGGGCGCAATTGCTCTGGCTTCATTCCTGTGGGCGATTCATCGTACATCAGCAACCCTTGAACGGCAGCGGGATTTGTCCAAATCTTTTGGGTTTGCGGGCTTCTAGCGTTTTCTTTTGAGCCTATAAACTGATCCCAGCGGCTAATCTTAAGTAGGTATGCAATTTGTGTCCCGAGATAGTTCAAAAAGCGTTGAGCATCGACAGCATCAGTTATAAATGACCGGCAAATCTGCTTGCCCTCTTTGTCATAGGTGGAATTCTGGTCAACAAAGATAACCGGACAGTCTTCTGCTGGGAATTCACTTTCTTCTAAAATGTAATCTCCGGCCATTTTCTTATGAATGAATACCGATTTCTTGTATTCTCGCTCGTCTTCAATGCGCACAAGCTTACCATCCACATATAACGCCATCCTGTCGTCTTCATTGGGCATCATCTCTATTTCTGGTTCTGGCTGCATCATCTGAGGTTCCATGCCTTCAGGGCCTTCTTGCATCATGCCCATGCCGCCTTGCATCTGTTGAGGCATAATAGCTTGAGGGTTCATACCGTAATCACCCCCTCCCAGCATTGATTGCATAGCTTGCATTTCTTGTTTTTGACGCATCATTTCAATATGTTCACGTGAGGACTCTATAAGCTCATCTAACTCTTGCTGATTGAGTGAATCACCGTTCGTGAGTTTGTATAGCGTGTCAGTTTCGTATGTGCGCTCATAGTCATCGATGATTGTAATAGAGTTATCATCACACCAGCCAAAGCCTAAATCGCCCTGAATAGTTGTTTCAACCGCTGCAGCTATCTCATCATTAGTAGCCATTGCGCGGCCTGCGCTTTCGCCTGATACACTATTTTCTATTTCTTCACCATAGATTTGTTTAAACTTGGCGCGTGTCATGCGTGTGATATAGCCACATCTTTGACCGTCAATCTTGTTAATGTGCTCTGCGCCGATGTCCCAATAACATCTAGTTGCGTCTCTGATTGAACGATAAACGATATCTTGGTCAAAACTCTTATCATGCGTGTAAGCTGTGTCAATTATGAATGCACCAAAGCCGCCTATAAATGCTTGGCTAGCTGCTTGTTGATAGACTGTCTTTGCATCAGTAGACATCATGATATCTTTAACGACAATCTGTCGAAGCTTTGCAACTTCCTCTGTACAATTTGACAAGGGCACTATCTCAATCTGTGGTGTGTTTTGTTGCTGCTCGCCAAGCAGGGTATTAATAAGCGTTGATAGCTTATTGAACTGCAAAGGCACTTTCTTGAAGCTCTTTAGAATGTCTGTTTCTTCTTCATTCCATTGCGTTGCCATCACGAATCTGTGCATGTTGTGGTATTCGTCGACGTTGAACTTAAAGTACGTTTTCCACTTCTCAATAAAGTCTTTGCACTTTTTGACTGTCATCTCATCTTTTCTGGGTTTACTTTTGTCGTCTTTGAAAGATCTCATGTGAACATACCTGCATATGATTCGGGAATGAATGAGGGTTGGTAGTAAGCTTCGTGATTAGCATTCTTGTCTATGAGAGCAATCTTTACAGCGTCATAGCATGTATCGCAAATATCATCCCAGCGATGCGTGTCATTGGCCGTTATTTTCATCATGTGAGTAATACACATATTTGCATGTCTTGCGCCTTCAGTGAAGGTAACAAGCTTGCTTGCTAGCGTGGGTTGCATTTCAAGATATCTAGTAGCCTTTGAGCCGCTTATCTTTGTTCGCTTCACTTCTCTTATCTCTAAGCCGCGCATATCGCTTAACACGCTTATCAGCGTCACACCTGTTGATTTTTTCTCTATCGCTGCAAACAGTGGTTGATTCTTATGCGTCATGCAATCGCCATAAAATGACATGAACTCGTCTTTTAAGTCTTTAGCTTCTACTCTCAATTCAACGCAGTCTAACCAATGAAGGGCTAATCTGTTGGATGTTCGGCTAGTCTCTTTCACATAGTAAAGCTAAATACCGATGCATCGTTGTAGCTCTTTGCAGTTTCTGCCGTATCCGCAGTGATAAAGGTGCATATAAGTTCAGGTTCTTCAGGAAGCTTTAAGAAATAGTTATCTTTGAATAATGCGCCACCAGCCGGAATCGGATTTTGTTGATACTGGGAGGCGAATACGTAGGGATTCTTTTCTTGCTTATCCAGCAATGATGCCAGGCTGTTCACTTCGGGATAGAGCGCATTACCGTTATCATCAATGCCCTTGAGTATTATAGTTTTCCAGGTTCGCTCGTCGTTTCCACTGAGCATATATGCCGGCAAATCGTCTTCATGCAATCGCTGACCAATGAAAATAATTGGTACATTCGGACCTCGTGGGCGCTGTAAGATAGTCTCACGATAATTGTCAATGACGGTTTGCCTAATGGTGTCTGAGTGGACTTCGTCTGGCTTGTGCATGTCATCTAATATAATTGCCCCGGTAAAATGATTGCAGTTTGGCAAGCCAGCGTCTTGCCCCGTAATTGCTCCTGATGAACCAAACGCCTTAACTGAGCCGCCCTGGATAGTCTGGAAGTGGTCTTTTGCTTTGCTATCATGCCTTACCTCTATACCAAACATCGTTTTATAATAAGGGTTTTGAATTATTCTACGAGTGAATTCCGTGTGCTTTGTAGCGAGGGTCTTACCGTAGGAAATATATAGATATTGGCTGTTCTGCCAACGAGCCATCGTCCAGGCAACCCACATGCTGCAAATAGTTGACTTGCCGCTACCAGGAGGAACATTACAAAGAATAGACAAGACTTCCAGGTTAGACGCAAGTGTAAACTCTCTAGCAATGGTAAGAAAATGTGATTCACGGTTTTTAGGATTGCTTATCAAAAAGTCTCTACCCGTAACAAGCGGGAAGAATGTTTTCATAAAAAATAGAAAGTCTGTTAAAAGGCGTGCCTTTAATTGGGCTTGCGCTTCGTTGCCCTCATCACTAAGTCTCGGCATTAATAATCTCTTGCGCCCGATTATTGATTTGTTCTTGGCGGTCTTTCTCTTCTTGTTCTTTTGGGTCGATAACAGCTTTATCATAGCCATGGCAATTTCTCATCATAATATGCCAAACTTTGTCGTTAATTTTTCGTTCTTTGTAAACCGCATCTAATGCAACTTGAGACATTGACGCTTTACTAATTGCTTTGCCGTATTTAACGGCATCAGCAAATGCAGGATATAGTTTTATCCAATCGTAGAACGTTGATTCATGAATTCCGATATCAACAGCAACCTGGCAATCCGTGCGACCACCTTCATATAAAGCGGGAATATATTCATTGATTGCGGGATCGTATTTCTTTTGCCACTTATAAGCGCCTTTAGGGTGCGATAGAACGCTATCTACAAGCGGCCTCGGTCTACTTGGCGGATGCTCACTATTCACTTTTAATCCTTTAATAAGCAGAGAGCGCCCTAAGACGCTCTCGTAACTTTCTTTGCGCTAGGCAAATGTGCAATAGAAAATGATATTAGATCTTTGGACCAACTTGTGTATTTCTGTGTGGCGATTTCATTGAATCACTTGGCTCGCCTGGTTCGCAATATTTTGGTTGCTGTGCAAGTTGTTTATCAACGTGTTTTCCGTACCAAGATGGAACACCATTGTAATGAGTGTCTTGTTTCATTTCCGTGTAGTCATGAACTTGTGAATCTTTCATTTGTTTAATTCCTTGCAAGGATTAAAAGTATTTGCAGTTTTACATTAGCACGCCCAACTTAATTTGTACAATTATTGACCATTTTAGATTTGGAAACTAAACTCATTAACTTAAGCATTTCTCTCTTAAGTATTATATTATGCTTTCTAACTTCTTCGCACTCTTGTCTAAGTAAGTTGTATTCCTGCCTAAAGTTTCTTCTATTTACTATCGTCATATCTTTCATGGGTTAAGTCTCAATTTCGTGTTGGGGGCGAGATTATAACGTAGCTCGATCGTCCACCAAAGTGTCGCCAAACGTCCACGGGTTGTTAATTATGCTATGTGACGATGTTAAATAAAGTTCGATAACATACCGATGACAAGCCCCGTGGTTATTGGCCTCTGACTATTCTGGTGTTAATTGTCTATGTGATGATTGTTAATTGATATCTAAAGATGTCATGTCTGAGCTGATATCTTTAGATATCAACATGGGCGTTTCATCGACAGACGATAAAAAAGACAAACGGACTTGATTTAGTGTTTTACATTGATGTAAAATGATCTTGTTGAATCGTTATCACTTGAGAGGAAATAGAAATGTGGCGAGTTGAATTTATAGATAAAAGTTCTGGTTTTTATACTGACAAACAACTAATAGCATTGACTGAGTTTGGTAAGTTTGAAGAAATAAACAAAATAGAGAGAATATAAAATGAGCAGCTATAATATAAAAGCGCGTCAAGCAATAATTGAATACTTAACTGATATGGGTGGAATTTATAAA